CTTCGTTAGTTTTATCATCATCTGTTAATCTAAAATTTTGGTGAGGATTTATTACTCTATTATATTCGTCTGGTACTTTCCCCCAGCCGACTGCACGTTCCCAATCCCTTTGTGTATACCCATTATAGTCTGTACTCATTCTTTCATCCAGTTCGTAAGTGTGTTTGGTTCTGTTCTATTTACTACGAACTCATTTGTACTATCAAATGGTTTTATGTGTTTTACAATAAGGTTTACTACGTCTACCATACCTTCAACTGTATGTACGTTTCTTCCATAGTTTGCAAACCTAGATGTTATAACAACATTGTCTATTGTATAATCACCTTTATCATTTAACTTATCTACTGATGGTGCAAGTGGGTGTTTAGGTTTATATGCATGGTAGTTACTGAACAATAGGTTAAAGTCTAGGGGTATTTGTAACCAATAACAAACCCTTCCTTGTGATTCATATATGTCTTCTAGGTCTTGTTCATTAAGGTAACAGTTAGATGGTATCCATTCTCTTGCATTAGGACGTATCGGGCCGTGTACTGTCGATAGTTTCTTCTGCATCCGTAACTGATTATTCGGTGATGTGGGTAGATTCCATTCTCCCTTTTCATTCAACCATTTTGTGTTCATTCTGACGTTTGCTAGGAGTTTCTTATAACCGTTTCTTTTCATTTTATATTATACTCTACGACTCTTCCAGTGTTCCATTTTCTTGCTTCTTCTTGTGCAGCTTCCTTTGTAAAAAAATTCTTTATCGGAGTTGCAACTGTCCACGACATATCTGGTGGTTCTGGTTGACGTATATAATCCCATTCTCCAGTGTCTATCTCTATTAATACTCTATACCCTATCACCTTCCATTCTCCCTATTATCGCAATATACTCTCTTAGGACACATACATTCGTAACATACCGATACCCTATCGTCTACCTTACTCTTGGGGTGTCTATACACGCATACCCAACCCATGTCCTCTGAGTTTGGGTCTTTCTCAACCTTTCTCAATGCACACAGATATGGGCGTTCATTCATTCGGTATATCTTGTCTTCTTGTATGGTTATCGGTTCACTTGCACATACCGAAAATACCGTACACAGTAACCAATTAAACATTCTTCTTCTCCCTTACAGGCCCTCCCCTTGGGCGTGTTCTGATGATATCCTCATCTGCACTAATTGTTCCCATAACAAGTGCGATTATGACAAGGAAACCTACCATTATTATGGTGCAACATCTTCAATACACACGAATCCTACACCAAATTCTGAGTTTTCTTCTTCCCATTGACCTTGTGCAACACACTCATATGGGTCTTCAAAGTGATTCAATACCTCACCCTTTATATCTCCATTCGGTGCAATTGTTACCATAACAAGGTAAAATCCATATATTACTGTGTTCATGTTCTTTGTCCTCTTAATGCAAAATACAAACCACCAACCCATAATAGTACATGAAGATTGTCATATAATAGTACATCTGTCAATGATTCTGGTTCTCCTACCCATATAACGCCTGTCATGATACAACCAATAACAAACCCACTAAACCGTGTCAGTAAGTCTCCAATCCAACTCCACCAACTGTACATCATAATACCACCGACTAACAACCCAATACCAGCACCTAATTCACCATAAGCTGCAAACCACCATACCAGATAAGGTAAGTCAAATGACTGTGCATCTTCTAATGTTACTGGTATCTTTGAAATACCTTGTTGTATAAACACAACTGCAAGTGGTATTCTTAGTAACCAATGAGACAATTCTGGTATCTTTTTAATCCATTCCATCCAAATCCCTCGCTAATTCTTTGGTTAGTTCTTCTACTCTTCCTTCTAATACACTGATAGTCGTGTGTATATGACCAGTATCTTCTGGTCTTAATCTACTCTTCAACTCGTTAATTTCGTCCTTCAAATGGACTAAATGATTTAAATCTTTACTTCTACTCATCTTTTATTTCCTTTCCATGATATACCTCTACATATGCACCACAACTTTCGTTTGGACATGAGAGATTCGTTATGATTGTATGACCACCTTCATTCCATGCTAAATCATGCTCATCTATTTCTATATCATGGTCGCCACCCCATATAAGTTCTGCATTACATACCCAGCACTTCATTAGAACCTACCCAAGAATCGTGCAATGTGGTGTATAAATGGCAATAGAGTTGCAGCCATGAATAGGTTTACACTAGAGTGTGCAATCGCAATTCGTAACGTATCCCCCTTAGGCATACCATCTGATACAAGTAATCCTGCTAACCATATCGTTCCAGTTGTACCTATATTTGCACCTAATACACACGCAATCGCAGCTGGTAATGGTACTGCACCAGACGCTACTAATGCAATAATCGCTGTGGTGGATAATGATGACGATTGCCATAGAAGCGTCATGATAATACCACCAAAGAACATATAATATGGGTTTGCAATAAACCAACTCAAGTGGTCAATGTTACCCATTGATTTCATTCCACCAGAGAACATTTTAAGTCCAATATAGAACACTACAAGTCCTACTAGAGTTGTTATAATTGGGTTTCCTAAATCCATTCGCAATACCTTTCTCTGCAATTTATTTAAATTTTTTTCTTTCATACTATACCTAATACATAATTTTCTGCACAAGAATCAGCATACGATTCACTGTGGAAATACATAGCATCTCCACTCTCAGATTTCATAATTCTCGTTTCGATAGTTTTTTGATTTAGAATAAAATCAACTTCATAATAGTTATTTTTAACAAGATAGGTTTTAGCGACTCTGTCTGCGTATTCTCCATCTCCGAAATAGGTAGATAACTCAACCCTTTCATTCGTAGTACTCTGCAATCACATCTCCATTTTTATGTGTAACTTTAGTTAGTTCTCCATCCTTTTCTTTGGATTCTTTCAACTTGCGTTCCCACGCAGTTTTTTCTTTTGTACTTTGCGTAACCTTGCGTAAAGTGTTATTCTTGCGTGTTCTCTTTCTACGCAACTTGGTCATCTCTTCCTTAATACTTATGTTCGCACTGATTAATAACAGTACTGCAAGAGGGTCAAATACCCAGACTAGTATCAATATTACCCATCTGACTGCTTCTTCAAGGGTGTTTGTATCGGAGTTTCCGTAAGCGAGTTCTGCAATGTACTTGATAGGCCCCACTTCTGCGATAAGTTCATTTGCCTTTTGTCGCAATTCATACTTTTTCTTCGTGAGAGTTGAGATGTTTTCTGTAGCATATGAAATACTCTGCGTGAGCTCATTGCGTTCCCCTTCTTGGTCTTTTCTTGCATTAAGACCTTTTGTGATTGCACCAAGTTCTACATACTTCTTGAGTGCATCATCTAGTAATGTTAGTTGTGACTCTGCTCGTGTAATGTCTGTCTTCTGACGATTGATTTGTGAGTCGATAGATTCTATTTGTAGTGTATTATCTGCACTGACAGATGTTTGTTCTATGTGTGCTTTCGATAGGAAACCGAATATACCCATAGATGTAATAAACATCAATACAAATACTGCACTGATAAGGTATGTCTTGAGTAAGACATTGACCTTGTTCCAATAATGATATAACCAAGCTGCAGTGACAAGTTTGCCTGTTTCCAGAACAACCCCCATCACTGCAATTGGTATAACTGATGCAGAAAATATTGCAATCAGTCCTATAATACTATAATAAGCTGCAACCCCAGATATTGCGAGTGCAGTTAGTAATGTCAAATAGGCAAGTATCATATAACCTCTGAATGGTACGAATTAGTAGGATTGTGTTTTGCTTCACTATCATCAAACCACTTCTTTTCATTTGTGGTTTTACTAATCTTTCTTTCACCATCTTCATCTATGTATTCATAGTACTTGGTAGTTACTTCTTTAATGAGTCTTTTTTCATTTAAACCACTAAAGTTGAATTTTAATTGTTGATTGTATGACATTATTTACTCCCATACTACGATATAGCACCCCTTATCCATACCAGATACGGGCCCTGCACCTCTTGATATTGTGAATGTGGTTTTTCCTTCAACCCACCCTTTATATATTCCGCCATGAAAGTTTGCAAAAAACTTTGCAACTCTAGAGTTTCTAAATCGCATGATGCGAGAGTATTTTGTCATACACCTAACACCTTACCTATTTCTTTAGTGTCATTTGGTAGACCACCACCACTTCTTAGGTGGTCTTCTACTTGTTCAAAATAAAAGGCTGCATCCTCATGACCATATTGTTCTAGTAATTCTTTTGCATACTTAAAAAAAGTTACAGTCTGCATACCAGAACCATCTCTTAGTGTTGCAGATTTCCATTTACCAGCTCTTTGATTACTCATCACTTACTCCATATTTTGATTTTAAATAACTTTTAACATCTAATGAACTTTTATCAGCTCTTTTTCTAATATAGTTCTTTCTACCTTCACTTAACTTTTCAAAATCTTTAATCACAGATTTTGAATGTTTTAAATTAATACTCATAATATATCTCCCTTAATGATAAGTAATGTTGCTCATTGATTCTGGTTTCATATCCCTAAGTTTAGATACTACTCCAGACCAATACTTAATACCCCAATCGGATTTATGGTGATGACACCATTCTAGTGCATTATGTGCCCATCCGATACGTTTCTCCCATAACTCTTCAGTCATTCTTTTCCTCACATTTATGTTTAACTTCAATACTCATAACACCACCAAAGTCCATTGAAAGGTTTTGGTGTCTTTCAAGTGCAACTTTACACTCTACACTGTGTTTGAATTCTTGTACAATAACACCAGAAAAGTCTTTCTCTGGAGTCATAAACATTACGGTTGTAATTAAGATAAATGTTTTCATAACTAAACCTCATCTCTTTTGATTAGTTCTACTTCACCGTTCTTATCAAGTTTAGTCTTAATAAACCCACCTTGTTCTAACGTCTTTAACATACTATTAACAACTTTTTCAGTGAGTTCCATTCTACCGTGATACTTACCAAAGTAATATGCGATTGCAATTACAGTGGTTGATATTACTGACATTTCTAATGGAGTCATATTATTCTACCTTTTCTTTGGAAACACCCATTTAACTAATTCAGGCATCTCATAACCAATTTGTTTGAATACTGCAAATCGGTAGTTCATCTTTTTTGCGGCTTTTACTGCTTCCTCTAGGGATTTATATCTACCCACAGTACCAGTGTTTTCATTAAATAAATCATATGTTACTATCATATTATTCTACTCTATCATGAATTGGAACTGCACCATAGAAACTATGACCAAGAAGTTTCTCAATCATATCACCAAACCTACTATCAGAAGTAGCGGCATAGTTACCACCCATCATTGTCCAAGACTTATTCTCAATCTCTTTGGTAGGAACAATCTTCACAGATGAACCAAACCCAAAAGTTTGTTTAACTATTTCAACAGCAGGATAGTCATCACAAGGGTCAAAAGGGCCGTCCACATTTGTGACACAAAGTCCTTTGATATTCTTTGATGATACTCCACCATTTGTGCAATCATACTTTGATGATGCATCTTTATAAACATTTACCAATAATCCCATTATATACTCGCTTTCTCAAATTTAATTTCCATCATAAGTGTATCTTCTGCTGTACTAATCGCTCTTGAAGTATCGCTATCCTCTTCTATATCATTCGCTTCATAATATAGGTTTGTTAGTTTTTCTAACAGAGATTCTAACTTTGTAATCTTATCCACTATCCAAACTCCCTCTGAACAACACCATAGTCCTCATTGAACCCACCTTGTTCCATTGGGGTATCAAGGACTACTTGTGCCTCTTCAGGCGTTGCAAAGTAGTCAGTGAACCTATCATAAGGTTCAATACCATACTCACCCTTACAGATTGCACCAACATACCAACCAGCGGCAGATGCCATTACGATTGGTTCTGAAACGTCCATAGTTTCACCGTACATAGTGACAGTGTTAAACTCGATATCTTTGATTTCTTTTTGGATTTTCATAATTTTCTCACTTTCTCTCTTGATTATGTATATACTATACCATGTTCTGATAACAATGTCAAGTCTTTTATGACATTTTTTCTCTTATTTTTTCCATTCTAATTACTGATGCAATCCATTGTTCTGGCGACATGATATGTGAGCCTGTAGTAATCTTTAGTTTTGCTTTTTTGAAGTTCTGTTTCAGTAGATTACCAAACTCTTTACTGATAAACATTGATGCGAGTTTGATTACATCCCTACGAAATCCAATATCATGATGCATATTACCACACAAATGTGCGAACTCATGAATGATTGTGTAAGGACAGTTGTTCTCTTGCAATCTGATTGCACCGTACCAAGTTGCTTGACCAGCTGTTGCACCACGAAAGTTTGCTTTCTCAATTGATACATTGAGTTTACCCTTACTAGAACCAACTGTGTTTTCACACAACTTTTTATAGGTAGCAGACTTTACAATCTTTTTACAATACCTTACAGTTTCTTTCCAATTTAAAGTTTGTAATTTCTTTGCATAAAATACATCTTGTTCTTTATTGACATAATTTCTAATCTCTCTTAGAGCTTTAAACTCTGCATTGTAAGTCTTTTGTCTACCACTATCTTTAAAGTGTGCTTTACCAGACTTAATAGTCTTGTTTTTCTTAGACCAATAATTTGCATATTTGTTTGCATAATCATGAGACATGATTTTACTTGCGGCTTGATATGCATCTGTACTAGTAGCTAGTGATGGGTCTTTCATATGTTCAAACATTCGCAATCTCCAATTCAGTTTCATCAAAAGATTTCACAGCACCGTCATCAAAAAACACAGTGTATTTTGTAGTACCATCATCATGGGTTTCTATAGAACCAATCCGTCCTTGCATCCCATAGTCTGTAATTACAATATCATCAAACGTCATTATTAACCTCTCATTTCTATAGCAGCTTCCCAAATCTTTTTCGCACCATCATGAGTTGCGAAACCAACTTCATCTGCAAAGTCCATAGTGCTACAGAAGTAAACCTCACCAAAGATTTTGTGAGTATCTAGAATATAATTTAGCATCTCTGGAGTAGTAGCGGCACCAATCTGGTTACCAGCACCTTTGAACACGGCGACTTTCGCACCTTCTACTGCATCAATAAAAATTGTCTCGTTTTGATTTGTCATGTTTTTCTCTCTCTCTGTTGACTATACTATTATAATACACAATTCCTATAGCAAAGTCAAGTTTTATTTTCAAACGTAAAAAACCCCCATAAATCAAGGACTTACGAGGGTGAAATTTTGTGTGATATTAGGAGGTTTGTTCTAAAAACAACTGCGATTCGCAGTGATTCGCTATCTTTTCTTCTTCTTGAGTTCGTTTGCAATCCACTGTTTTGCTTGTCTTTTACTAGGTTTTTTAGTTACCAAGTGACGTATACGTTTATATACTTTCTGGAATACGTCCTCACCAGCTTCATTGTTATCTACAATAATAAAGTGACTAGAACCAAACAGTGATTGAAATGCACCAATATTCTTTTGTACACCATTCCACATTTGTTCTACAGATTTCTCTGGTAGTGTTCTTGCTCTTTCTTTATTTCGTATTTGTGCAACTTCCAGTGAAGTATTTGCAAATATCATTGCACACTGATAACCAAGTTGGTCTAGTAATGCTTTCTGTCTACCAATTTTTGTAACGTCTTTACCAGTACCGTCAATGATAATACCTAGTCTACCATCAACCCAACCAGATTGTCTTGCTTTGGTTTTTTGTTTAGCCCGTAGACGAATCGCTTGACCTTCATCTGAAAATATATCCTCTGGTTTACCAATGTCCAAACCAGCAGTTTCTAAGTCTCTTTCGTATATATCGTCAGAGTTCACAATCTTCATTCCAAGACCACCAGTGGTCTTCCTCACAACGTAGGACTTACCACTGCCTGGCCCACCAGCAAGAAAGATTGCGTTAAATATGTTTGGGTCGTAAACTCCCTCTTGTATTTGTTGGAATGTTTTCATTATTAATCCTTTGTAACAACTCTTGTATGTATTTAGTTTCTTTTTCATTCATGGGTTCAATCGTTCTTTCTTGTCTTTGTAGGTTTGTAAATTTCTTCATTTTGAGTTTTGCTTTATTTGTCATTTCATTCCTCTTAAAAAATAATGGTTGAACATGATATAAACTGTTGTTACTTTATCTCCTTATGTTACGGTTGAATCAACTATTGCATATCCTGCTGATACGTCAATAGATTTTGCAGTATTCTTATCTGGGCCTAATCTGTTATTTTGAGGTATACCAGATGATGGTAAGTATTCACCTTTCCCAGAATCTTTTGCAACTTGCATGGTAATTTTGTGTTTAAGTTGTTGTGATTTAGTAAAGGTGTGTCTTAGGTGTGTAACAATATAGTTACCACTTAATTGTTTGTCTTCTCTTTCATCAGAAACAGCACTATTTGCAGTAATTTCAAGATTAACTTTATCTCCTGCTTGAATAAATGTTTGACCATTTACTTCAATATTCAGAATAGAACCATTCTCAAATTGTTCTTTTCGTGCTTTTTTTCTTTGAAGTGTTTGACTTTGATTGTCACTTTGATATGGGTAATTATTACCTTCTGAGAAAGAATATCCAGATGCAGTCGATACCACGAATAACTTAGTATCTTCGTGGTCTGTCAAACTTTTACCGTTGTCTGGGTCTTTTGCTTCAGAAATGATTGGTCTGGACTCCCCATTGTCTGGATGAATATCCCTATCAAAATTACTTAGGTAATCATATTTATACAAGTCAAGTCGTTTATTATATACATCATGTGTAATTAATTTTGAACTAATCATACCACTATTAATATTCTTTACAGTGTCTTTTGATGACACTCTTTGATAGTTTACCAGTGTATCTAATTCTAACTGGACATTACCAACACCCTTTTCATCTAACTGTCCAGCAATATTTTCTTTAAAATAAAACTTTGGTTCTTCTTTGCACATACTGTCAAATGTTCTAAAATGATATCCTTTAGTTGTTTCATAAAAAAGATAGGATGGTGAGGAATTATTTAAACTGGAATTGGATATATTGCTTAAATGTTTAATGCACTTAAATGGTCTAATATTTGGAAAAACCATTTTTGCATTGTTAGCTGTAGGTTCATAGTAGAATGTCTTTTTACTTCTTAGATAGTTTTCATCCCTAAGAATTTTCTCTACAATAGTAGATGGTACACCACTATAGGATTGTGATACTCTAGATGTTTGATTTCTAAACCCCTCTATAGAACCAAACTGTAATGATACAACTTGTGCAGTTTCACCAGAACTAAATTGTGAATTAATTTTATAAATGATTAGTGGTGATAATGTGTAATCAATAGTAGTCTCTGGTTTAGGACTTGATTGTGGAGTTTGTATCTTTAGGATTAGTCGTTCTTCACCAATAATAGGAAAGTTTCTAACAATGTTTGTTGTATCTTTGATAACAATATCACCACTAATTGTTGCAGTGTATATATTCTCAAATACATTAATCTCTTCAACAATTTCCATAATGTCGTAGATTTCGCCTGTTGTGGAAACAATCTTACATTCTTCTACTAGAAATTCACCAGCAAATTGTAATTCACTTTTTGCAACCATTAGGATGCCTCATTCATTTTTCTCTCAAACTCTTTTACAAAGTCATCTATGTATTGAGAACCTATAAGTCTGATTTGTCTTTTCTTCTCTTGTAGTTTTTCTTCATATTGGTAATTAGATATTGCAGTAGCAGATGGATACTCTGTAGTATTCATACCAACATCAATTGTTGTAGTTGTATCCCCAGATGTTTGTGCAATTTCGTAATGGTGTATTGCTTGTGGATTATCGTATTTGTCTTTAACAAACTCTTCAAACTTCTGCACACTCATAGGCCAGTCTTCATAGTAATCAATGATATCATTTGCAACTAAGATAGTCCAGTGTAAATTCACATCACCATAATATAAGTGTGCAATCATCTCTGGTGTTTCTCCATCTTTTACATCATAGTAATCAAACCCTAAAATATTCTCTTTTACATTTGCAATAATCTTTACTCTGGAAAGAAGGTCTTTCATGATAGTAAATTTACCATCACCTTTTGCACTGTAATAAATGTTGGGGAGCATATCAAAATATGACATATTAATATCCTAACGCAAGTTTTTCTCTTGTAATGAGTTCTAGTTCTTTAAATTGTAACTCGATATTAGTTTCAACTGGTGGAGCACCTCTACCATCTGAATGTGGTCTGAAGAACTGTACTCTTTCACCACCATAAGTTACATTTGCACTTTCTAATACACAAGTAGATATTTTATTTAAAAAATGGTTTTCTTGACCTTGTGCATAGTAATATGATATATCAAAAGTTGCTGGAACAATCATAGTTCTAGAAGAACCTATGTCTCCATCAAAACTTGGTGCCATGTAGAATCTAAACATTCTTGCAATTTTATCTACATTAGTCGCTTCTGCTTCTGACTTAGGCATCATCTTAAATGAATAACTAAATGACCGTCTACTTGTTCCTTGAAATACCATTTCAAGTCTATTGTTTGTTACTTTACCAGATGCAAGTTCAATTGCACCCTTAGCACCAGGCGCAATCAAATCAGCTGCTTTTTTAAGTGACATTTCTGCACCATCACTAAAAGCAGAACCCCCCTCATCCAACGCAGTGTTTAGAAATTCTTTATTAAATACACCCTTATCTGCACCTTGTTTGTATAAGTTTGCGGCGGCAGTTGCAAATACACCCATTTCTACTTCACCGTATTGAGAAGCCTGACCAACACCTACAGTTGCAGGCATATACATTACAATAGAACTTGCAAGTCTTTTAGTTGCACTGGTTGGAACACTGACACTTGTTTTACTATTCCAAGTTTTATCACCAGTTGGTGGGGGAGATTGATACCCCATTGGGTGTCCTCTAACCTTTGTACCTTGACTAAATTTTACTTTCGCATTACTTTGTTCATTGATGTTAAATACAACATAATGTCCTTGGTCGTTTGAACCTAAGTCTTCTGGGTATGCAATAGTCTCTCCTTGAAATGGATTAATCTTTGCATAGTTACTTCTATCAATCTTACCAGAATTTCGTGGTAAACCATTACTACGTCCACCACCAAGTGCATCAGATATCATATTATTGACTCTGCTGGTTGCACGATTGACAGCAACATTTTTTATCTCGTTTAGGAAGCCTCTTAACATCTTTATAAATATCCTTAGTTACATACTATTTAGGTGAATAATCATGGCATACCGTGGACGATACATACCAACATACCCAAAAAAGTACAAGGGTGACCCTTCTAAGATTATTTATAGAAGTTTGTGGGAAAGGAAATTTATGGTGTATTGTGACCGTAATGAGAAAATACTTGAATGGGGTTCAGAAGAATTCTTCGTACCATACCGTTCACCCATAGATGGTAAAATACACCGATACTTCCCAGACTTTTATGTCAAGGTAAAAACACCAAAAGGTAACAAGAAATGGGTAGTTGAAGTAAAACCTAAAGCACAGTGTAAACCCCCTAAAATGCCTTCACGAAAAACTAAGAAATATCTTAACGAGGTTCGTACTTGGGCGGTCAATGATGCAAAGTGGAAAAATGCAATAGAGTATTGTAAAGATAGAGACATGGAGTTCATCATCTTAACTGAAGTTGAATTGATGATATAAATATCTATATGAATAAAAAAAGAAATGAAATCATGGCACAAGTTGTCAAAAACTTAGAACAAGTTTATGACCCAGAAATGCCTAGTATTTCTGTTATTCATTTGGGTTTGATATATGATATAGAAATATTAGAGGATAATACTGTAGTGAAAATAACACATACTCTTACAAGTGCATTTTGTCCAATGGCAGATGAAATTAATCAAGATATTCAGAAAGCTGGTCTGGTTGGTGGTATAAAAGAGTCTATTGCAAATTGTACTTTTCAACCACCATTCAATATGGATATGGTGCCTGAAGAAACTAAAATGGCGATGGGTTGGTTCTAGTGGCAGAAGAAACTTATTTTGATAAAATCTCAGCGCAGATTAAAACTGGAACAGAACCATACCAATGGTATCGTAACCGTATTAAAGAGTTGGGTACTCCAAATACGGCAGAACTCTTACGTTCTGGAAAACTAAACAAGCAACCTATCCCAAAACACCTAAATATGTTTATCTATGCACCAAAGGGTGCAAAGAAGTTACCATACTATGATACGTTTCCACTTATAATGTATTTAAAACCAGCAGAAGGTGGGTTTTATGGATTAAATTTCCACTACCTACCATATGCAATGAGAGCAAGACTATTAGATGCAGCTGGTCAAGACAAGTTAAGTGTGAGTGCAGTTGAAGGGAGTAGATTAACTAAGCCTACAATTAAAAGGTATTTGTTTGGATATTTAAGGTCAATGTGTTTAAAGATAGAACCAGAAGATAACTTAACTGCAATCATGTTACCAGTACAAAGGTTTAAGAAAGCATCAGATTCAAAAGTCTGGTCAGATTCTAGGAAGATGATTTAATGGCAAAATTTAACTTTTCAAATGTTTTGGGTGGAGCTGCATTTGGTTCTCTAAATGCGTTCTTACAACATAATGCATCCAGAGATGGATATGCAAAAGCAAACAGATATGAAGTTATTATACTCTTACCATCTGGTGTTACTAGTGGTTCAGCTGATACTGCTGGTTCATCTGCAATGTCATCAAATGTATTGTCACAACTACAAGGCGAGACTGCAAGAAGAATATCTTTTCGTTGCGATTCAATCTCTATTCCAGGCAGAAGTTTAAGAACACAGAATAATAGTAATATATACGGGCCAGTACATCAAATAGTACAAGGACAAACCTTTGCACCAATAGAAGCAACTTTCTACTGTGGCTCTGACCTTGCAGAAAGATATTTCTTTGAGGAATGGCAGAAGATTACATACAATCCAGATACATACAATATAAACTATTACAAAGAATATATTGGTTCGGTTGAAATATATCAATTGAACGAACAAGACGAAAGAACTTATGGGTGTAAATTAGAAGAAACATTTCCAGTTACTATATCTGCAAACGCATATGGTCATGGTAATTCTAATCAAATCCAAAAAGTGTCGGTTGAATTTGCATATAGATATTGGAGAAATATTGCAACTGAACCACAAAAAGCAAATCTTGATAGTACTTTACAAGATATTCTAAAAAACACTATTCTTAGAAATATCCAACTAAATGTACCGAAAGTATTGAGGCGATTATTTTAATTATTAATATAGGAGAATAAATTATGGCATTGCCAGTATTGAATAACCCAAATTATGAGATGGAAATTCCATCAACTGGGGAAAAAATAGAGTTCAGACCATTTTTGGTTAAAGAACAAAAAATCTTGATGATGGCTATGGAGAGTAAAGATAATTCTGCACAATCCAAAGCAGTTGTTGAAATTATTAAAAGTTGTACTTTTGGTAAGATTGATAATATAGTTGAAAAGTTACCAACATTTGATATAGAATATATGTTCTTACAAATTAGGTGTAAATCTGTTGGTGAAACTGTCGAATTACAAGTTACTTGTGAAGATGATGGTGAGACTAAAGTACCAGTGACTATTAATCTTGAGGACATAAAAGTTGTCAAAACAGAAGGTCATGATATTACTATTATGATTAATGATAAAATTGGATTGACTATGAAATATCCTACTATGCAACAACTCATGGGTTATGACATGGATAAATTGGATACTATGGATGGTACTTTCAAAATTATTAATGATTGTTTGGAAAATGTATTTGATGAGAATGAAGTATATGATGAAATGAGTGCAAAGGAATTAGAAGATTTTATCGAACAGATGACAACTGACCAATTCCAAAAAGTAACTGATTTCTTTCAAACTATGCCTAAATTAAAACATACAGTAAAAGTAACTAATCCAAATACTGGTGTTGAAAATGAAATCGTACTTGAAGGGATGCAAAGTTTTTTAGGATAGCCCTTTCACATGATAGCTTGGGAACTTACTTCCAAGTTAATTTTAACATGATGCAACATTATAACTATAGTTTGACAGAATTAGATAATATGATGCCGTGGGAAAGGGAAATATATGTAAGTTTATTGTCTCAATATATTAAAGATGAAAAAGAGAGAGTTGCAAGAGAAAAAAGGAAATAGATAAATGTCTGAAGAAGAAGTAAAGAAACACCACCCAGCAGATACTAATGGTGACGGTAAGGTGTCTGAAACAGAACATGAGATGTTCTTAGAGTTCAAACGTAAAGAACTTGAAGATGCTGATGCAATGAGAGATGCACAGCGCTCAATGGCATGGTTTGCTTTATTTGGTATGTTGTTATATCCGTTTGCAGTAGTACTTGCAAATTTGATTGGATTAGACCAAGCATCAAAAATACTTGGTGACATGGCTGCAACTTACTTTGTTTCAGTAGCTGCAATTGTCGCTGCGTTCTTTGGAACACAGGCGTACACTAAAAAGAAATAGGACAATTAAATGGCAGAGAACAATCAAGGTGTAATCAACGCATTAAAACAAAGTCAAGTAGAAGGTGCAAGAGTCATTAAGGATGAATTGAAAGAATCATTCAAACCTTTTGCTGACCAATTGATGGCACCTCTTCAATCTATGAAGGCAGGAATTGATTCTTTGCCTGGTGTTGGTGTTACTAAAAAATTATTTTCTGCTGTATCTAAGCCCCTCAAAGCATCTTTCAATGCCGATTCAAAAACAGATGCAAAAGAACAAAAACAAATTAATGCAGATGAAAGAGATAAAGACAAAAATCAAACTCTTATGGAAGATATTCGTGATGGTATTTTTGGACTAAAGGATGGCCTTCTTGCTGGTCTTGCTGGTCTAAAAGATAAAGGTCTTATGGGTCTAGGTATTCTTGCTGGTCTAGTTGCAGCTCCATTTGTAGCAATATCTGCATTTTTCACACAACTTG